CACGCTGGGCTCCGTTACCGGTACACCCAATGTGCGGCAAAAATAGTATAAATTTTTAAACAACAAACAAAATGCAAAAAGAAACAACAAAAATGACTTTTGGAAATGCTCTCGAAGCATTAAAACAAGGTAAAAAAGTAGCAAGAACCGGATGGAACGGCAAGGGAATGTTTTTATTCCTGCTCCCTGCCGGGTCAATTCCAAAATCGTACGTCAAGGATCCGGCCCTATTATCGGTTATTAACGAAATTGAAGGAGATACCTTTGAGGCATTGGGATCCATAAGAATGTGGACTGCTGACAAAAAAATTCTTACAGGCTGGCTTGCGTCTCAAACCGATATGCTTTCTGAGGACTGGGTAATATTGAATTAGTGAATATGAGCCCGGGAGAATTTAACCAAAACATTAAACGCCTCACCGAAGAATACAAAGAGTTCTTTGACAAATACGCTCCGGTTATTGCAGGAAATGAAGCAGTGCGTTTCTTTAAAAAGAATTTTCAAAACGAGGCGTGGGGTAGAGTCAAGTGGAAGGAGGTAAAGCGCAGGGAATCCACATGGCAACGCAATGGGAAAGAAATACCAAACCCCACCAAAGGAGCGGCAAGAACACGAAAAATACTTACCGGAGAAAGTGGCGACTTGGGACGGTCAATAGAAATAAAAGGAGCCGCGCTCGGTACTGTTATTATCTGGACAAACCCATCGGCTTTCAGCAGCAAAGAACCATACGGACGCGTTCACAATGAGGGATTGAGGGCAGGTAGAGGAAAGGGCTTTATCATGCCCAAACGCCAATTTATGGGCAATGACCCGGAGCTCAATAAAATCATTATCGAAAAATTAGAAATCAAACTCAAAGAAATATTTAGCAAATAACATCAATCATTAACCACTATTATCATGTTAGCACAACTTTATTTAGCCTATGAGCAAAAATTAAAATCAATTATTGACCCCGAAACCGAAGAGCCATTTTTCAAGCATTTCGACCTTTGGAATCAAAACGTTGAATTTATTGAACAGGAAACTCCATTTGCAACCCCCGCAGTATTTTTTGAGTTTATGCCGATACAGTGGCGTACCATGGGACAGCAGGTACAGGATGCCGACCTTACCATTAAACTGCACATTGTAACGGAGTGGCACAGCGAAACAGCCGAATACACTCCGGAAGAAATCCGGCAACGAATGCTTAAGTACTTAGACATACCCGGCATGGTAGTGGAAGCATTACAGGGCTTCTGTACGCCATTTACAAACGGTTTAATGCGAACGCAAAGCACAATTAACCACAATCACGAACGCTATGTTGACAGTGTGGAAGAGTACGTGTGTCGTGTAGAGGATCACTCGGCAGAAAATAAATATACGATGAAAAAAATAAAACCGGATATAATTGTTACCACCGTTGGTGGCCCCAAATAATTAAAAAGCCCTTATGTGAGGGCTTTTTTCATTTATTCTTGCGCAAAATCAAATTCAGGATTTGCCTCTTTTTTTTGTTCCTTCTCTGCAAGCAACTTGCTCAGTTGCGCCTTGGCCGGAACAGCCAGGTACTCGTTGAAACAGGAAAACGAAATATGGTATTTGTCCTTGATATGTTTTTCAAAAATGCGTATTTGAGGCACATCGTTTTCTTTGTGCTCAAGTACAATATCCTGTATTTCGATAATTTTCTTTAATAAGTTTTCTCTGTTATATGCCATTTCAATAGTTTTTCAATGTTATTTAAAAGCCCATTCGCATTTGTATGGCACGTTGCACCTGCGGAACTATTTGCTGGGTGTATAATAAACTGTAAGATGCCCTTTCAAAGCTACCACTCAACTGCATTGCTTCGCCTATGTATTTCATAAAAACCACCATTTCAATAATAGAGAAACTGAAATTGTAGCTTTTCTGATATTTGTACGTTTTAGCTTCAAATCGCGCGCTTAGTACCTCCAGCGTTTCCTTTTCGTAAAGCGAACGTGCATCAGTGACATTAAGGTTGAATGAAGCATAAAGCACGAATGTTCTTATTGCTTCATACTCGGTACGGGTGAGCTTTATCTTAATATTTGTTGCCATAACTTTTTAATTATTCCACAATTCAGCATTCAAATACGTTTCCGCATACTTCTTGCGCGTCCCTTCAGGAATAGAAGCAAAGTACTTTCCAATAAATCGGTAGGCTTTCACCTGTTCTGGTTCCGGCATTTTATTCCATTTTGTCAGCGTTTTTTTCTTGCTGCTATTCAGCTTGTCGTCATAGCGTTTCCAAAACATGTCAAATGTAACGTCCTGCATCATTTCGGTTATCGTTATCGTATCGTATTTTTTATAAAGCCCAAGTGCAGGAACATTAGCCGGAATGTTTTGTAGAAACCATTTTTGTGCGTCTTCACTAATATTGCTTTCTATAAAGTCAATACCTTTAAATTTGTCTGAGTCATCGAATTTTAATTCGATATATCCCTCAAGCCTGGTGGATGTGATGTGGAATATTTTCATAATGTTATTAATTTAAGTTATTAATTGGAAAATCTGAAGTGCATTTAATTCTTTTTTACAGTTAAAACAATATCCTTCCATTACCACACCTCCTAATAGTTTAACATGTGCTGCTTTCTTGCAGTATGGACATATATATTTTGGTATTTCCTTTTCCATATTATTGATGATTTTACAGTATTAGCTCAAGTTTAAGTTCTTGCGCAATATGGTATTCCAATCTTGCTCCTTTGCTTTCCGTCCAATCCGGAAGCAGACAAATGGCATCGCATTGCGCCAGTTCCCTTATACACGCCTTCATGCACTTTTCCCAACTCCACGACTGCGAAACCAACCGAAGCGGATTCACAACAGTATGGCCGGCCCGTTTTAATTCAAATTCTTTAGCGTTGAATTTTATAAAAACGTCTTCAAATTTAAGCTCTGAAATTTTGCCGGCGATATAGACTTTCATTGTGTTGTTATTCTAATTCAATTGGACGCCAGTGGGTCGGTGCGGGTATGTGCACTCCACAGTGCGTAAAAAAGTTTACATTTAGTCTTTTCCCTATATGTATTTGATATTCTTCTAAATTACCCTTTTTGAATCTGTTAAAATTTCCCTTTAGAAGAACATCGACACCCTCTTCAGGCAATTCATCTTTAACGGAAATCCATTGTTGGGCAAATGCAACCCCTCCTCTAAAAGCATTCCGGACATCGTGATTATAGTATGAGTCTTCACAATCCCATCGTAATGATTCTTCTTTAATTGTTTTCATATTTTTTTTCGTAAAATTGAACCTGTAATATATGAGTTTGCATAAAGTCTCTGGAATTGCTTCCATTCTTTTTCACACAACCCTTTTTCATCTCTATAAAGCATTGCAAAAGGGAAAAAACCAGCATCCCACGCTTGGCGCAGTCGCTTTTCAGCCTTTTCAAAAGTATCGCCGCGATAGCCGATTAATACATAACATCTCACAATATCATTCTTTTTAAATCCTGCTTCTGTTAGATATTTTCCTGCGTGGATAAGCGGCTCGTAATCGTCCTTTGTGTCATAGGCAAAAAATAGTGAAGCCGGATTAAGTTCTTTCAACCGGAAGGCCATTTCTTGCGTTAACAGTTTTGCTTCCAAGCCACCTGCAAAAACAGGCCGCTCTTTTTGCCTCCTGAGCATTTCAAAAACGGCGTTTATATGATGTTCAGAACATGCAAGTAAATTATCATCCTGAATAATATAGCCATCAACAATCGGAAGTTCTATCAAACCACCTTGTACCTTAGGCACGCAACAAAACCAACATTTATTATTACACCCTCTGGAAGTTATTACATACCCTTTTCTCATATACATACCGGGCACAAAATCACCGCCTTTTTCGCTAAAAGCGGGACCACCTAATTTTACAGGTGCTACTGCTTTCCATTGATTAGCCAAATATTCGGCACGAGCAATATCCCAAGTAAACGCAACAGATATATGTATTTCATCTGCATAGTCAAACAGCGTTGGTATAGTGTTTATCCTCACTAAATCATCTAAAGGAGGAGTTGCTTTTGTTTTTCGAGGAAACACACGGATAATGCGTTGATTTTCCATTGTTTATTTTTTTTGATTTTGTTCCGGTGGCAGGAGTCGAACCTGCGTGCGGCGTACCGCACTTATTCCCTTCACCGGCGCGGACTTTACTTAATCAATTGAACTGAAATTAAGATCAATATTTTGGTATTTACCATTTTCATCTTTTACCCAAACACGAAAATATGTCCTTGAATCAGGGCGGCGGATTGCCTTCTCAAGCAATGTAATAGCCTCCTGAAATGTCTCGTCTTGTATTTTTGACCGGTACTTAAAAAGGCTCATTATTTTTTTTGTGTCCAACCTTCCACGTGAAGTAGTAAAAGCATCCGTTACAAGTTCCTTTGCAAATTCCGCCTTTCCCTGAATGTTTTCGCTAAGGAACTCATCAAATTTCTCTTTACTGGCTTTTATTGTCAAATCATCAAAATCAATACGTTCGTTTATTGCAACCTCAATTTTTATTGACCTGTCAAAATTAAACCAGGTGTAATTGCCTTTTGCGTCGGTTTTGGCTCCTTTTTCTGCCATTGCTGCAGCATAAACTTCACTGCAAATCCTTTTCAACTCCAATTTGAATTCTGAAAGTTGCCTGTTTAGGGAGGTAGCTTTTTTTACAATAGATGAAGACTTACTCTCCATAAGCCTTTCTAATTTTGTGATGCGTGATACAGGGATTTGTGCACCTGCTTCATCTGTCCACATGCTGTTTTTTGTTGTGTGTATCATAATTATTACGGTTTTGTTGGTTTAACTTTGTTTGCTGTGCTAAGCTGGTTAAGGTACTTTAAATACTCTTTATTCATTTTTGAATCAATACCGCAAATGCGAACAATGGCGGTTCCGTTCATTAGTAGTTCCGCCGCCCTTACATGGGCGCGGGCTCCGATAATTCCACCGCCAGTCATGCCATCGGGGGCTATGAAGTCAAGGCGGCTTTGTTTTGGGTGATAATCTACTGTAGTCATAATTAATTATTTAGTTGGTTAATAAATCCATTTAATAATGCACATTTTCCATTGATATATCTAATGCATAATCTGCATTCACATTCTTTTGTGTCTGTTGGATACTGACAATTCTTTTTGAATGCTTCAATTGCCCTTTCAATCATTTCTTGTTCGGCGATTTCGACAGATTTCTCTGCATTTTCTTTAACAATTAATAAATTTCCTATTCTATCTTTGTGCGAACAATTATCGATTAATTCTTGTGCTTTTTGTGATTTTATATTTGCCATAGCTTTGTTTTATTGTTTTGATAAAATAGCCTCCAACTTTTTGCGCAACCTATACAGCTCTTTTAAACCCAAATGGTAAAGCCTTTTTCCATTGCAGATTTTAGGGCTTTCCAAATAAGCATTTACATCTTTCCATTTTGTTGTATCTACGTCCAGCTTTTGTAGCACTAACAATACGCTACTGCGGGCTTGTTTTATGGCAACGTAGTCATTAACAACTCTATCCATCACCTGGAGCATTTCCGAATACAGTGTGGGACATAGCTCGTAAAACTCGCTTAAAGAGGTGGTACCGCCTTCGCTCCATTCAAAAACAAGTTCTTCTTTTGTGCATCCGGGCATTTGCTTTAATAAAGCAAAGAACCGGCTGTGGCTGGGTTTGGTTTTTGTGGCATTCATGATTAATTAAATAGGTTATAATTTCTGTTTACACAATTACTCGGTAAATCTTCGCGATTGAAATCTGCTTGAGACAACAAACTGTCCTTGAAATAGAATTTCTTATTGTCAATTGCAAAACACGCAAGCATCATACCTCTTATTTCAAGCATATTATACTTCCACCCACTCATTAAGCCAATTTTGTATAAGTCGCAAAATTTGACCGTCTTAGTGATCATCTCTAAACTACTTTTAAAGTCAATGACAGGTTCAACGCTCGCCCATGTCTTAAATCCCGCTGTATGGAGTCTTCGCATAGCTTCTATACGTTCAGCGTTTGTAGATGCGCTGGGCTCAAGATCATCATGCCCTGTGAGAGTGAAACCGAAAGCAGCATCAATTTCATCTCTATTCCAAGAAACATAATGGGAATTATTTATTTTCATAAGAATAGAAATATGACCATCTGCTTCTTTGATTAAGCCCTCAGCCTCTTCAGAAGTCAAAAACTCCGTGCGTTTAGTGAGAATTTTTATGGGAACTTTATTATCAGCACAGACACTTGCCGCATTTAGTGTTAATTTTATTGTTTCTGGCAACATCGGGTCTGTTGTGAAACTAAAAAATAAACCATGTTCTTGCAACTCTGATAAATTTGCTTTCAATTCCTTTTCAAACACTTCCAAAGCGTGATTTTCATCTTTAAAGCATGATTTTAACTTTGGGGTCGTACTCCATGTATGAGACATTACACCACGCTTGCAATAACAGTAATTGCAATTGTTTGAGCAACCGGTGTAGAAGTTGCAAGCCCACTCTGCATATTCTCCGGCTTTTCCGGAAGGGTTGTATATTGCTTTTCCGTTAAACGTTTTCGTGATTATTTCCATTTGATTTTGTTCCAAGTAGTTATTCATAGGATATTTCGATTAAGGTTTTGGTTTTATTCATGTTAAATATTTTCAATGTGTTGCCATTTATTTCGGTAGGGTAGTGGCTACAGGGGTATTCTATTTTCCGAAGTTTGAATTTAAAATTATTGAGATTGCCTGCAATAAGATTTAGGGTATGGGCTACATTATCTTCTTGAATGTTCTTATACCACCAGTCAACCTCACTTGTAAAGCGTAACATCCAATCTGCTATTTGGCTACGAGGTATATGATATTTAACTACTGCTTTCATATTATTCAACTTTTTTAGATGATGTTTGGGATTCTGCGCTTATTAAAATTTCTTCGCAAAGTTTCTCCGGAACTTTTGCTCGCCAATAATATCCGTTTGTAGGATAGCTATGTCTTTTTGCCCATCTGCACTTTTTTATATTTCGTTCGTGATGGTTCTTATCGCGGCAAAGTTTAGGTATAAATGCACCATCATTTGAAAAAATGTCTGTAGGTTTCTTAAACTCATTACCGTATTGACACTGACTAAGCCTGTGAAAAAATGGAACTGCTAATATTTGGTTTGATGCAATATAATGCTTTAATCTGCCTACGGGATTTTCAATGTAGTACAGTAAGTTTGGATTTACATCAAGAAATAGTTTAATAATTTCTAATGTTTTATCAATGTGTTTTTTGGCTAATATTGCTTTTTCCGTTTTTGGGTTTGTGCTACCTGAGTCGTAGTGTGTATTTCCACTTGTAAGGCTCCACGTGGCACAGTCCGGGCTTGCCCAAACTACATCCGGAATAAAAGGAATGTTTTTAGGGTCGAAATCCATAATATCGCAATAGTAGTCAATACCGGGTAATTTTTCGTTTATATCCGTTGTAAACACATTGTGCCCCCTCTCTTTTGCTACCTTAGAGAAGCTTTGGGATCCGGCGAAAAATTCAATAGTGTTCATATTATATCCTTGTTTATTCATTGATTAATTCAGGGTTATCGTGTATGTTTCCGATCACTTCAAATTGGGCTATATCTAAAATAAATAACGGATACGGCTT